TAGATTTTTTTCAACACTTCATCAAAATCATCATCTTCACAAAAATATAATATTGTTTTTATAACATTGTTTACAGGTTTGTTATTGTTAGTTGGTCTATCTTGTAAAACAGTTTTTAAAGCATCTTCATAATACTTATTGGGTAAAATAGGATGAAAATCTTGTAGCTTCTTATAGTCACCTAAACGGAAATGTATTGATACAGTTGTGTCAAAATTTATGTCCTTGCTATATAATGCCGTCATTATTAGCTGTTTTACTTCTATTTTTATTAACCTAAAAATTGCTTTCTTATACATATCAAAATATTTGTAGCTTTGAAAGTAACCAACTAACATCTTTACCTTTTGATGATTATTCAACAAATTCAATAAAATAGATGGGTCATAATTGAATCCTTGTTCTTTGAAAAACAAATCTAATGAAGGCAACTTATCTGGGTCCTTTACAAATGAATTCAATCCAGATAAAAATGTCTCCCAATAACTGTAGCGAACAGTTGCGCCATTTAATGCGTCCTTTGGATTTGTTAGTTGGTGTTTATTTATAAAGAAGAAACTATCACTTGTTTTTAAACTTAGAGCAATAGTTGTGAATATCTGAAACAATTGGTTGCCAAGACCGCCTTGTAAATTACATGTCAACATCTTATCTTATTATATTAAATATAATTGTTAGTTATATTTAATATCTTTTCTTTACACCTTACTTTCTAAATTCTTCATGTTTCAAAATGTTCTTTACCGGATGATATATATTGTCTATACCTTTATATTTATTTAAAGACACTTTTTCATAGGTATAATCATGTCTGAATACAACTGTTTTTAGTTCATCTGGACAGCAACAGTTTAGCGCTTTGCTTAGAGTAGGAAACAATGCTTCCAAGAAGAATAGCTCTTTGTTTAAAGTCGCATAATCACGAATTCTGTCTAAGACATTTTGCGAGAGGCGAATAGCGCACATCATTCCACAATAATATGGACCTTCAAGTTTTATTTGAATAATTGGCCACAACCATTCATTCATATTAGTAGCAGGTTTAAAATCGCTATTTGCCAGCAAGTCGCAATCTGGATACTTTGCGTCTATTTTTAGCAATGTGTCTTCGCTGTGAAAAAATACGTCGTCTTCTATAAACCAGACCTTTTCATTAACATTTGTATTAGCATTTGTATTAACATTTGTATTAAAAGCAAAATAACACAATGCTTTATCCCAGCCACTAACGCGTTTCTTGACGCCAATTTGATTCACATTAGTAAAGCCGTAATTTATACATATTTTACTCGGCATTTGAATAAACTTTAGATTGTTGTATTTTGTAAAATACAGTGCGCTATAATTTACCGAATTGTCATCTATTATAATATAGACTTCATAATTACTGAATTTATTTAGAAAATCTAAATAAATATCATTTGGTTTAAAACAAATAAGTGCTATTTTATATTTAGCCATATTATTTATATTATTAGTAATAATATTTATTTAATTTTATTTTTTTAACATATATTTAAAAAAAATATTGGATTATTATATAATAGAATGGACCAACAACAAGGACAAGTTAATCGTAGTTTAACTGATTTAAACAATATACGAAATGAACTAGGTAATATAATACAAACAAATGGTAGAGATTTTAAAGTTGGTGAAGTAACACTTGGAAATTTAAGTGATAAAGTACAAGGATTATACAACCAAAACCCAAAATTAAAAGATTCTGAGTCTATTTATCCTCCTCAAAAATTCCAAAAGCAAGTTAACGATTTATATTATAGCTTACAAGATGCTATCAATACAATTAATCAACAACAACAACAACCGCAACAAGCTGGTAGAAGACGTGGAACTAAGAGACGTGGAACTAAAAGACGTGGAACTAAGAGACGTGGAACTAAGAGACGTGGAACTAAGAGAAGACGCTCTAGTAGAAAATAAATATTTATTAAATATTCATTATTTTTTTATAACTAAATGGTTTAGTTATAAAATAAAAAATAACAAAATTACAAAATTACAAAATAAAAAGATTAGATAGTATTACTAAGATACTTTTCAAACAAATCTAACGCTTCTTTGGGTTTATATGTTGGCACCTCATGTCCTGCGCCATGGACCGTCATAAATGTGAAGCGACTCTTTCCTGAAAAAGGCGTCTTAAATTTGCTAATGTAGCCCGCGGTCTGTCCGTCGACGTACCAAGTTGTCCAATCTTGGACGAGAGGGAATCCTAAATCATAAATCCATCTTTGGGTGCCAATTGTGCCACATACGCTGTCATCGTCGCCAGAATAGACAAGAATGCGCATATCCGGATGCGTCTTAGAATTTAGAAGAATTCTATAATACTTCTCCATTGGCAACATCTTGTCCTTCAGTTCGTATTTGGTGGTTCTGGAACATTCATCCCATACAATATCAGAGTGAACATGTAGCGCCGCCTTTACATCGGCACGGTTCAAATAATTAGACGAATATTTGTCTTCACATGGCTCATAAGGAATATCCAATGTGCTATTTGCTAGCAACTCATCTTTTTCTAATAAATAATTCTTCATTGTCATTTGTTGTTCAGACAAGCAAACCGGATAATCTAGAGCATATGGGTTCAAATTACCAATCTTACGCATAAAATTAAGTATCAATGTGCTACAAACAGAGTTATTCAATTGTTGCTCCACAGTTAAACATCCATTGGCAACATATGTGTCCCAGAGAGGCTTGGGTAGCAATTGCTTGCCCCAATATGTCTCCATCTCGGCACCAACACCGGAATAATAGTCAGTATATGGGTTGCCCACTGCGAAACCTTTGAAATTCAACTTTTTAGAAGACTCTTTCTGTGCGTCATTGTAATTCACAATTTCATTTGCTAAAGTTGGCATATAATGTCCGCCATATGATTCGCTTGTAATATACAAGTCGCTCTTGGCAAAATGAGGGAATTTCTGAATGAGACCTTGAATTGTTGCTAAATTGTCCTTGGCCGCCTGGTCATCTCCAATTCTATAATCATCCTCTACATCCGAGTATGAGAATCCAACTCCAACAGGTTGCTCTAGAAATACCATGTTCGCAACCTTGTTCCACGCGTATGGGTTTAAACGAATGTCGCCGTCAGCAGTAGGACGAAATGGTCCCTGTTCTGTAAGAAATCCAATTAGACCAGAACAACCTGGACCCCCATTGGTCCAAAACACAAGGGGCTTTGTATCCGCATTTGTTTCAGCTTCAACAAGCCAATAATGAATGTATTTCTTTGTGCCAGGCAACTGAATGTAGCCACTGAACTGATTGTAAGACAACTCGTCATGTAGGCCGGGTAGTTCAGTAACTTGGTCCAAAAGTGCCTGTTCGGTGTAAACAAACGCAGCACTAAATTTTGAATTTGAAGAATAATGGCATGTATATGATGGATTTTTTTGACAAATAGACGACGCATATGTTACCGTTTCACATCCATACATTGGCTCACATGAGTATTCTGGCCATGCGTTACATGAAAGATAAGCACATTGTTCGCCAGTTTCAGTGTCCTTATTTTCTAGACATCGGTTCTGATTTAGTTTGTATTTATTACAACTACTAGTGCTTTCACTATAACTAACGCTATAACTAACAAACGACAACAATAGCAATCCTTGTAAGAACAACATTTTATATTACATTATATAAAAAATTATTTTTATATAATATTTTATAATATCTTATAATATTTGTATATTATTTTTTGATAAAATATAGTCTTGGTGTTTTGTGCTTTTACAATGTTTATTATTTCCTGTTTTTCTAATATGAGCACCACATTCACATGTTATCATTTCTTTTTGACTTTCTAATATTTTTTCTTTATTTTCCTGATATCTTTTTTTCCTTGCCAATTGTATTTTGTCCTTGTTATTTTCTTGATATATTTTAGATTGTTCTTTAATTTCGTCTTGATGGTCATGATAATATTTCATATTTTGTGTTGTAATTTGTTGTTTATTTTTTTCATAATGTTGTTTTTTCCATTCTTTAATATAGTCAGCATTTTTCTTACGATATTCTTTTTGTTGTTCACTTATTTTCTTCTTTTTAGTCTCTTCAATAACTTTCTCTTCCTCTTCTGAAATAACTGGTTTGACTATACCACATAGTTTATCAGTATATTCTGTATGAATTTTTGATTGTAGATGTCTAATTTTGTTTCCAAATGTATATTGATTACCACATTCGCAATTAATTACTTCACCTCGTTGCGCTTTTAGTTTTTCTTTATTTGCTTTTTTCCATTCTTTATTCGCTTGTGCTGCTTGAGCTTTATGTTGTTCTCTATATATTTTCTTTTGGGCTGCTAATTTATCCTTGTTTTTATCCCTATAATTATTTTGTTGCTCCTTAATTTTGTCCTTATTATCTTCGGCATATTGTTTTTGGTATTCAAGTTTTTGTTCCTTATTTTCTTCATAATTTATTTTACCTTTTTCTAAAATTTTGTCTTTGTTTTCTTCATACCAATCTTTCTTTTGTTGTATCTTTTCTTCATCAGTTGCTATAGGATTATTTACATTTAATTTTGATTTTAATGTTTCTATCCAATATCTTTCTCTATTTATTGCTTCATATTTATCATTACATTTATAGTCTTCTATTTTTAGCATTGACCAATTATCCCATCCTCCATTGTTTCTTATAAATTTATATACCAATATGTTGTAATATTTTAAATTACTATTATAGCAACTAGAATGATGATTGTGTTTTCTTTTTGTAAAGTTAGTTGTATGTCCTATATATATTTCAGTTATAGAAGGGTCATTGCAACATAACTTGTAAATAATTGTATTTGAGTAATCCGCTTTAACTTTTGGCATTTATATATATAAATATATAATAATTTCTTTAATATGTTATCTTATAATATCTTATAATATCTTATAATTAAAATTATATTTTATAATTAAAATTCATCAGTAAAATCAAAATCATTATCAGTCTTGTTAACATTTGCCAGAGCATATTCTCCAAGGCGCTTTTCAAAAAAGTTAGTTTTACTCTCTAGGCTTATCAGCTCCATATAATCCAGGCTGTTTGCTACATTGTATATCTTCGGGTAGCCTAATTGGACGCAAAGTCTATCGGCTACAAATTGGATATATTGACTCATCAATTCGCTATTCATGCCAATTAGACGACATGGCAATGCTTCACAAATGAACTCTATTTCAATTGCTACACACTCTTTGACAATCTCATGTAACTTTGCTTTCGGCAATTTCTTTTCCAACTTTGAATACAATAAAATAGCAAACTCGCAATGAAGTGCCTCGTCGCGAGAAATGAGCTCATTTGAAAATGTAAGACCAGGCATTAGACCACGCTTCTTGAGCCAAAAGATGCTAGAAAATGCGCCTGAAAAGAAGATACCTTCGATACAAGCAAACGCCACCAATCTAGTCGCAAAACTGCTACGATTATCATGTATCCACTTTTGCGCCCAATCGGACTTCTTCTTGATACACGGATAATTGTTAATTGCGTTGAATAATTTGTGCTTTTCATCCTTGTCCTTAATATATGTCTCAATTAACAAACTATATGTGTGACTATGGATATTCTCCATAGCAATCTGGAACCCATAAAATGCTCGCGCTTCCGATATTTGAACATCACTCATAAAACGTTGAGCCAAGTTCTCCAGAACAATTCCGTCCGACGCAGCAAAAAACGCCAAAATCATCGAAATAAAATGTTTTTCGTCAGCATTAAGCTTTGCCCAATCATCCAAATCTTTTGATAAATCAATTTCTTCGGCACGCCAAAAGCAATCTATCTGTTTTTTATACATAGCCCATATATCGTCATATTTAATGGGAAACATTACAAATCTGTTATCATCTGGTATGAGCAACGGTTCTTTAGACATCCTAAATAATATATATCAAAGATTTTATATTCCTTTTATTTTTTAATATATTTTATAAAAATTCTATAAAACAATTTTCTAATATTTTTCTTATATTTTTATAGCATATTAAGATAAGAGATATGAAAATAGAAGACAAAGACAAACAAATTAATATATTAGAATCTGAAATTAAAAAAAGAAAAGAATTATTGTTACTTAAAACCAAGGAGCTAGAACATGATAAAACTAACAATAAACATTTAGAAGGAGTTGCCAAAGAATATAAAAAATATTATGACACAGTTATTAAAGAAAAACAGCAACAATATGATTCAATGATGTTACTTAAGGAATATTTAGATGATTTAATTAAAAATGATAAAATAACTAGTCGCCAAATACAAGACGCCAAACGGGAGCAACGAGAAATTGTTTTAGAGATGGAAAAAATTACGCAAGAATTAAAAAAAATAATATAATATATAAATGGTAAATATCTTTGGAATAAAATTATTTGAAGGGTCTAGTATGGACGAACAAATGCACTATAAGAGTAGAAAGGGTACAAAAAGACATAGACATAGTAATAGACATAGACATGGACATGGACATGGACACGGTCAAAATTGTCTTGTTTGTTCAAAGAAACATAAACATGGTCCTGATTGTTATAACTGTTCAAAGAGCCATCATCATAAGAAAAGCTATAAAGAATATAAAGGAGGCTATGTGTATAATAAAAAAGGAGCAAATAATGAAGAGGAGGATGTAACAATGTCATTGGCATCTAAGTCCAAGTCTAACTCAAAGTCTAAGACTAGAAGACATAGTCGTAGTAATAGTAATAGCAATAGTAATGAAGATAATGAATAATTTATTTAATTTATTTAATACATGACACTGTGTTTAAGGTTGCTAAGAATGCCATGAATTGAAGGCAAATAGCGGCAATGGTTAGGCCACACACCGGTTAATTCTCTTGTTGATAATGACGCGGATGACATACGCTTTCGTAATATATTTTTGCGTTCTGCGTATACCTTTTTCCATTTGCGTTGAATAAGTCTAATCCATATTGTCTTTATTATAGCAACACAATGTTGCGTTTCTAGAACAATACATTCAGCTATTTCAGGTTTAATATAATCTGGTTTAGAAATAATATTTTCATAATTTCGAATTATACTATGAGGTTCTAAATTATGGGATATAACACAACTAAGGTAATCATCATTATAGTATTCAGCAAATTCATCAATTGTTGATAATGTGAAATCAGAATCAATATTTGAATCAGAATCTGACTCATCTGTGTCTGTAAACTCGTCTTCAATATCATATTCGTTGTCTATATCTAATAATCGCCTTGTCCGTCCGTCAAAACGGTCAATAACTAAATAATGACCATTCACTTGTTTTTGTTTATTATCTTGATTATCAAAATATATTGGACCATGAATATTGCTATTAAAAAGCTCACATAAAATTAGGTTAAATTTGTTATTGTTATTGTTATTGTTAGTTACGATAGTTGGATTAGACATTTTATTTTTCCTTTAAGTTAGATTTAGTTTTTAAATTTAAATTTAGATTTAATTTTTAGATTTAATTTTTAGATTTATTTTATAAAACAAATATTAATAATATATTTTATATCAATTTTTTTAAAATATAATATATATACAAATACGATGAGTTTTGCCAACGAAGCATCAAAATTATTGACTAATAAATATTTTCTATATTTTATTGTGTTTTTAGCAGTATCAAATGTGTTAGGATATCTTGTTACAAACAAATTGAACGCGGTTGTATTTTTTGTGCTAATATGTTTGCTAATGGCCAACTTTAGTAAAAATATGGTTGTTGT